AGGTTTGCCACCACCTGGGAGAACAAAAAAGGTGGCACTTGTAATTATTAAGATAATGATTATATAAATAAATGTAGAACGCCATAATGGGTTCTATTTAAATAAACTTGCTTAACAAAAGGAGTTATAATGACTAATAAAGCAATTTCAATCTTCAATCAATTAAGACCACTATCAGTGGGGTATGATGATATTTTTTCTAATTTTGAAAGAATGTTTGACCACCAGATGGATACTATAAGTGTCCCTAACTATCCACCATACAATATCATTAAGACAGGTAAGCACACTTATGATATACAAGTAGCACTTGCTGGTTATGGTAAAAAAGATATAGATGTATCATTTGAGAACAGTGTCTTAACAGTTAAATCTATCAAAGATAAAGACGAAAAAGAGGTTGAAGAAAACGAGGGCGTGTTACATAAAGGTATCGCCAAAAGAATGTTTACAAAGTCTTTTACAATCGCTGAAGACGTAGAAATCAAAGGCGCAGAGTTAAAAGATGGCTTATTAAGTGTATCAATGGAACGAGTTATTCCAGAACACAAAAAGGCTAGAACAATAAAGATTAAATAAATCAAAAATAGAAAGCGCTGAGACTTGACTTTTCAGCGCTTTTGACTTTTCAGCGCTTTCCATATATAATGATATACAAATAATTAACGAGGATATTATGTTACCAAAAATTGAATTTAAAATAAGAGAAGGCGATATAGGAGAAGACGGTGGTTGTACATTTGACAATGGCAAATGGGTTACTAAAACTACTGATGATCTTTTCAAAGGAAAAAAAGTAGTATTGTTTAGTTTACCAGGAGCCTTTACACCTACTTGTACATCACAACAGTTACCTGGTTATGATAATCTAAAAGAAGAATTTAAAAAACATTTTATAGATGAGATTTACTGTATATCAGTAAACGATTCTTATGTTATGAACGCCTGGGCGAATAACGAGAAGATAAAAAATGTTAAAGTAATACCTGATGGCTCTGGTGAGTTTACTAGACAAATGGGTATGCTCGTCAAAAAAGACGATAAAGGATTTGGTTACCGATCTTGGAGATATGCTATGATAGTTGATGATGGCATTATAAACAAAATCTTTGAAGAACCTGGTAAATCAGATAACTGTGATACAGACCCATATGGTGAGTCTTCACCTGAGAATGTATTACATTGGTTAGAACTAGGGAAGAACAACTAGGGTTGACAATTAAACTAAACTATGATACAATTATATTATATTAAATTATGAAAAGGAGTGAACAATGAACCTAACAAGCGACACAATTAATGTGTTAAAAAACTTTTCGGATATTAATCAAAACATTTTGGTTAAACCGGGAAACAAAATACAAACTATTTCTACTATGAAAAACATCTTGGCAGAGGCTGAGGTAAGTGAAAAGTTTGAAGACGAGTTTGCGATATACGATTTACCAGAGTTTTTAAGATCGGTTGAACTATTTGAAAAACCAGAACTTAAATTTAACGGTGGTACTAATGTTAAGATATCACAAGCATCACAATCAATTAAATATTTCTTTGCTGACAAATCAGTTATCGTATCGCCAAGTAAAGGTATCAACATGCCAGATAAACATGTTACATTTACTTTAAAGAAAGATGACTTTGCTAGATTAATGAAAGGTACTACCACATTAAATCTACCAGATGTTGCTGTAACAGGCGATGGTAAGACTGTTAAAATGATTGCAACTGATAAGAAAAACAAATCATCTAACGCATACTCTATTGATGTAGGCGAAACGGATAAGAAGTTTACTGCTTACTTTAGAACAGAAAACTTCAAACAGATCGTTGATGATTATGATGTTGCGATTTCAAAAGCGAAGATTTCTCATTTTGTAAATAGAAACAAATCTGTACAATATTGGATAGCATTAGAACCTGACTCTGAATTTTAAGGGAGGTTTAAATGTCTGATTTTTTATGGGTCGAGCAATATCGACCAAAGTTGATAAGTGAATGTATATTAAGTGAAGACTTAAAGAATACTTTTACACAATTTCTAAAACAAAAAGAAATACCAAATCTATTACTATCAGGTTCTGCTGGGACTGGTAAGACAACTGTCGCCAGAGCTCTATGTGAAGAACTAGGTAGTGATTACATTATAATAAATGGTAGTGACGAGGGTAGGCAGATTGATACTGTAAGAAGTAAAATCAAAAACTTTGCCTCTACTGTTTCTCTTACGGAAGACGCCAATCATAAAGTTGTTATAATAGACGAGGCTGATTATATGAATGCTGATAGTGTTCAACCAGCGCTTCGTAATTTTATAGAAACCTTTTATAAGAATTGTCGTTTTATCTTTACCTGTAATTACAAAAACAAAATCATACCAGCGTTACACAGTAGATGTACTGTTATTGATTTTAAGATTGTAAATGGTCAAAGAATTAAAACTGCTACTGCATTTCTTAATAGACTAGAAAATGTGCTTAAAACTGAGAATATAGAGTTTGATAAGAAAGTATTAGCAGAGTTAATTCAAAAGTATTATCCTGACTTTAGAAGAACAATAAATGAACTACAAAGATATTCCGTAAGGGGTAAAATTGATAGTGGTATATTATTCAATCTAGGTGAGGCGAATACAAAAGAACTAGTTAAAATTCTCAAAGATAAGAGATTTAACGACATGCGTAAATGGGTGGTACAAAACCTAGACAAAGAGGCTTCCTCCTTGTTTAAGACGCTCTATGAGACGTTATATACCACGCTAGATGCGAAGTCTATACCACAAGCGATATTGATTATCGCTGGGTATCAATACAAGTCTGCGTTTGTCGCTGACCAAGAGATCAATATGGTCGCTTGTTTAACAGAGATAATGGCGGGTTGTAAATTTAAATAAACTAAATAGAATAAAGAAGAACATTATGCCAGGTAAGTGGGACGGTAGAAGTAGATTATCAAATGACAAATACAGGGAAAGTTGGGATAGAATATTCAAAACCAATCCTGTTGCCAAAGAAGTAAGAACTCCGAAGTTTAAACCTAGTGTAGTGAAAGCTAAAAAAGGTAAAGGGAGTTATACGAGAAATGGCAAGAAGAACATTATTAAGAACATTGATAGTGAAAGCTAGAATGTTCTGGGCTGACATTAGAGGCCATCATGGTAAAGTTTGGAACTATGAACCAAGCGATTATTATATGGGAAGCCACAAAGGTCACAATAAACACATGAAAAAATAATTGAAAGTTTTATATTATGTACGAACTGCGAGATTACTTAAACGCAATTAATTTTAGTAAAGAAAACCTATTAGATACAGAAGACCAAACATGGGAGAAGAAGTATCCTCCTTTTGTTATTAATAAATGTATGTCTGTTCATTATGATTGTATCGCTCAAGCAAACGAAATGAATGGTTATCACTTCCTAGATAAGAAAGTCCAGTTTCATTTTTACATAAATAGTATTAGAAAAAAGAAGCGATTTGGTGGCAAGTGGTTATCACAAGCCAAGTTGAAGAATTTACAGTATGTAAAAGAGTATTATGGATATAGCAATGAGAAGGCAAAAGATGCTCTCAATATACTTACTGATGAACAAGTTGAACTAATTAAGATTAGCCTTTTGAAAGGTGGGAGAACAAAATGAGCGAAGAAGCAATTAATTGGTCACCAGACAGTATGTTAGAGGTGACTATAAAGCAACCAGATGATTTTTTAAAGATCAGAGAGACTTTAACTAGAATTGGAGTTGCAAGTAGAAAAGACAAAACATTATTTCAAAGTTGTCACATATTACACAAACAAGGTAAATATTTCATAACACATTTTAAAGAACTATTTGCATTAGATGGTAAGAAAGCAACTTTAACACAAAACGATATACAACGAAGAAACACAATCTCTATCTTATTACAAGATTGGAACTTAATTGACATAGTGAATAAGGGAATGTCGGAAGACAAAGCACCATTATCACAAATCAAAGTATTACCTTTTAAAGAAAAAAAAGAGTGGAACCTATCAGCAAAATATAATATAGGGAAAAAAGTGGAAGCTAAGGATAATACTAACAATGCAAGTACCCAAGTTTAAAGAGTTTATTACAGAAACAGATATAGGTCGTAGAGATAAAGCGATCACGGTTGCTATGGTAACTGTGGCTGACTCTAAAGACCCTAAAGAAAACACTACTGCCGATCTTATACAAAAGGCGTGTAAGAAAAAAGGTATCAAGTGTGTTATTGTAAATACAAACTCAACTATCATCACAGCAAAAGACGAAGATAAAGGAACACTTACTGTTTATAATTATGATGGTAAACAAGGTGAACATACTTTCGTTGGTAGAGATACCTGTTGTATAGTTAGAGGTGGCGCACTTGAAAACGAAGCAGGTCTTTCATTGATATCATCATTTCAAAACTCACAAGCGTTTATGATGAACACAAGAGCTTCAATGCTAACTTGTGATAATAAACTAACAACAGCATTATTATTTGAGAAGTTTGGATTACCAATGCCAAAAACGGCATTCATTTCAAACGAGAACAATATCAAAAGTGGATTAGATATGATTGGTGGAAAATTCCCTATCATATTAAAGACACTAACAGGAACACAAGGTGTAGGAGTAATCAAAATAGAAAGTTACGAAGGCCTTGTGGCAACTGTTCAAGCAATGTGGAAACTAGACGCAGAACTTCTAATACAAGAATATATGCCTAGTGATTTTGACATAAGAACGTTTGTAGTAGATAATAAAATATTCGCCAGCACAAAAAGAACTCACAGTAGTTTTGACTTTAGATCAAACACACACAGAGGCGCAGAGGCGTCACCATATATTTTAAGTGACGAAGAAAAAGAATTAGTATTAAAGGCGGCTAGATTATCGAGAGCATATATGGTTGGTGTAGATCATATCATATTTAAAAACAAACCATATCTATTAGAGATCAATGGTAGTCCTGGATCAGGTGCTGATTACGAGGGTTATCAACATAGAGATTATTATGCTGAAGCAGAACCAGCTGGTAGAATAGATGGTGAAAAAATGATGTCCAATGTAATAGATCATATTACAGACAGAGCTCATTGGGATAGACAAGCACTTATAGAAACTGGTTGGTTAGAAACAGTTGAGATAGATGAGATTGGTAAAGTAAGAGTTAAGTTTGACACAGGTAATGGATCAAAGGCTTGTGCCTTACATGCTGATGAGATACTTGAGTCTAAAGGTAAAATTGTAAAATGGAAATACAATGGTAAGACATATACTAAACCTAAAAAAGGTGTAAGTAAAGTATTCAGAGCAAACGCTGATGGACAAGAGCCATCGGAAGTTAGACCCACAATATTAGTAGATATAACATTTAATGGTTTTGTATATAAAGATGTTGAAGTTGGTTTGGATTCCAGACCTAGATCAGGTTCAGACTTACTAGTAAATAGAGAATTAATGAGACAAATGAATATTAGTGTCAACCCTAATAGAACGTTTGTTTTAAGTAAACGACTAAAACCCGTTGATAAAGAAGGCGAAGAAGAAAAGGTTGGCTTTGAAAAGAAATAAGACTTGACAAATGCGTCAGGATATGATATAGTATAACACAAATAGGAGATATTATGCAAGAAGTGAAGATATTAAGAATGACTACTGGCGAAGATGTAATCGCTAAAGTAGGAGAGAATGATCAAGGTGTTAGTTTAAAACAACCTTTCGTAATCATACCTCAACAATCAGCACCAGGAAAACCTATACAACTTATGATGAGTTTGTATAATGCTTTTGGTAAGAATGATACAATTACTGTTGATAAAGACAAAATTGTTTTTATGACAGAACCAAAAGATGATTTATTAAAATCATATCAACAAAATACTAGTGCGATTATATCGACTACAACACCTGGTCTAATTACAGAAAACACAGTACCAAAACTGTAGATGATAACTATTAACTTTATGAGAGGTCAGGAAGTTATTCCTGTCCAAGTAAATGAAGGTATGACCATTATGGAAGCCGCTAGAGATTTCTCAGAGGTTGCCATTGATGAGATACCAGCAGATTGTGGTGGTTGTTGTGCCTGTGCTACTTGTCATGTAAAGATAGATGAAAAGTGGATATCTGTAATAGGACAAGCAGACAAAGAATCACTAGAAACAGAGTTGATAGAATACCAAAAAGGTTATGATACTATACAAAGTAGATTAGCTTGTCAAGTTAGTTTAGAAAAAAAACACGATGGTTTAGTTGTACATTTATTGGACAACCATAAACTTTAGGGGGATTAGCTCAGTTGGGAGAGCGCCTGATTTGCATTCAGGAGGTCGCAGGTTCGATTCCTGTATCCTCCACCAAAAATTATTATGATGAAAGTTGAATTGATAGATACAATGGGTACAGACTTAACGGTAGTTAATGCTGCCAGAGTAAGTTACTCAAAAACAAAAGACGCCTTTGATGTAGTTAAAGATGAGAAACTTATTCAGTATCTCGCCAAACATAATCATTGGTCACCTTTCGCACACGCAAGTTTACAATTTAGAATTAAAGCACCTATCTTTGTCGCAAGACAATTAGTTAAACATCAAGTAGGATTAGCATGGAACGAAGTCAGCAGACGTTATGTTGATTTTCCACCTGAACTATATAAACCAGAAACATGGAGAGGTCGACCAAAGAACTCTAAACAAGGTAGTGACGGTGAGATTAAACTAGATCAAACAATCGAATATAGTATGGAATCAGCAATGGAGAGTTGTTTAATAACTTACAATACTTTATTAGATAAAGGTGTGGCGCCAGAACAAGCACGTATGGTATTACCACAATCAATGATGACTGAATGGTATTGGTCAGGAACACTATATGCTTTTTCTAGGATATGTAATTTAAGATGTAAACCAGATACACAAAAAGAAACTAGAGACGTGGCAGATGAGATAAATAAATTATGTGATAGTAAGTTTCCACGTAGTTGGAAAGCTTTAACAATATAGTATGAATTTTTATAAGAACGTTATTGAACATAGAGGTAAGTTACTTGTTCGTGGTATCCACGATGGTAAAGAATACAAAGAGAAGATTGACTTTAGTCCAACTCTATATGCTATCTCACAAGAAGATACAAAGTTTAAAACGTTAAAAGGTCAAACATTAAAACCAATACAATTTCCTAGTATATCAAAAGCAAGAGAATTTAAAAGAAGTTATAATACAGATAACTCACCATTGTATGGTATGGATAGATACCAATATCAATATATCGCAAATGAATATCCTGAA